ACGGCAAGTTCGGCCTCGCTGATCTGCGCCACGGCCGTCCCGTCACGGTTCCTGAATCGCAGTTTTCCGTCCCGCTCGGCCACATCGAAGGCAAAGGCCAACAGCAGGGGCTGCATCACGGCGCGTCCCGTGGAAATCTCGGCCTGAGCGAAGCCACGAACCAACCCGTGCAGATCGCGCGTGTCGACGGAACTGACACCTGACCTTGCACAGATTTCCGTGACCACCGCCGACAACGGCTGGTTGGTTGCCCGCCCGTTCAGCCAGTGCCCGCGGCCGTAGTTTTCGCCGTCATTCCACACAGCGATCTGTCCGGGAAACTCGGGAAACGGACGTGCGTCCCAAGCCCAGGCATGGGCGTGGCCCAGATCGACCATCGGACCCCCATAGCTTGGCGAAATCGGGTTGCGGTCGGGGTCTGCCCAGTAGGACGTCACCGCCAGGTAGTACTGCATCTGGATCAGATCATCGCGGCGTCCGCTTGACCAGGCAGGCAGCGCAGACTCTGATGACTTGGGGTCAACGAACTTGTTGGGCTGGTTCGTGCCCCGGTCAATCGCGGGCGCTCCGAATTCGGTAAAGCGAAAAGGCTTGGACCGGGGCACCCAGGCGGTCGGATTTGCCTGCCGGACACCGCCGATCCGCTCGTGGTGCAGGTTCGACCACCAGGACCGCAGATCCTTGTATCGAAAGACCCAGGGCTCGTCGTGGGCGCCGTCAGTAATCGGCACCCGTCTCTGGGCAAGCGCCCCCTCGGGACTGTCATAGTACCAGTCGTATCCTTCGCCGCCCTGAACATTCGCGCGAAGGTAGTCGATGTTGTATATCGACCCCCATTCTGCGTCGGCGTGCTCTTCGCCATCGCGCCAGTCCGACAGCGGCATGTAATTGTCGATGCCGATGAAATCCACGTTCGGATCGGCCCAAAGCGGATCAAGATGGAAATACAGGTCGCCGTCCGTCTGATAGCCGAAGTATTCCGACCAGTCGGCAGCATAGCTGAGCTTGACCTGCGGGCCCAGGATCGTGCGCACGTCCTGCGCCAGTTGCTTCAGGGCCTCGACGGCGGGGAAGCTGTTGCCGGGGCCCCGGATCTGGGTCAGCGACCGCATCTCGGAACCGATGCAGAAGGCGTCCACGCCTCCGGCGATCGCGCAAAGCCGGGCATAATGCAGAATGAACCTGCGATAGCCCCAGTTGTCCGGCCCGGAATAGACAACCCTTTCCCCGTTTGCGGTGAAATGCTCCGGCTGCGCCGAACCGAAGAACTGGGCAACTTCCGCCGCCGCAGCGGCCGAGCGGTCAGGCGAACCGGCGCGGCCCGGCGCCACCGAAAGGGTAATCCGCCCGCGCCATGGAAGCCTCGGCTGTGACCCGGCGCCGGTCCAGGGGTCGGGCAGGTCGTTGCCCTCAAGCTGATCCATGAGGATGAAAGGATAGAACATCACCTCTTTTCCAGCGGCCCGGATCGCCCGGATCGCCTCGATCACCGAGGCATCGGCGGGGGTCCCGCCGTAGATCGAAACCCCGTCGACCTTCGGCACGACCTGTGCAGCACTCCGGGCGATTCCGCCCGACCGCCACGGCATGCCGACACCGTCGCGCAAAGTCTGCTCGACCTTGGGTCGCAACTGGCACGATCCGCAGCGCAGGTCATTGCCAAACCACGACACCACCAGCGACACCGACCCGACCGCAGGCAGTTCTTCGCCCAGCTGTGCAAGGCTGGTCGCGAAATCCGTCAGGCCCGAGGTGGAATGCATGTTCGCCGTCCGGTTCCTGCCGGGTCCTTCGGAATAATGGACCGGTGTGGTGGCAAGGCCATATTCCCCGGTCCCCGGGATCAGGGCGACGCCCCGGATTGCCCCGGCGAAAGTTCCGGCAGGATCAACCCCCGGCCCCTGGGCCGAGCGGACCACCTCAAAACTGAACTGCGGCACCCGGTTGCCGTAAGGCGCAAGTTCAAGGTCCTCGATCACGACATAGGCGACACCCCGGTATGCGGGCGCATGTCCGGCTCCTTCCGTCGCCGCGATCTTGGGGTCCGGCAATTGCGTTTCGCTGCCAGTGTAAACCCGAAGGTTCAGGTCACGCGGAGCGATCTCGTTGCCATCCGCCCAGATGCGCCCCACCCGCAGGATCTCGCCTTCGCACAGCGCGATGGCCAGGCTGACGGAATAGCTGTACTCATTCACCTTTGGCTTGGGCGCTCCCTTGCCCGAGCGTCGGCGGCGCACTGTTTCGGTAAACTCGGTCGCCCAGATCACCTGCCCGGCAATCCGCATCCTCCCCCAGATCTGCCCGATCGGCGCACCCTCGCTGGCCCCGGTCAGCCGAAGCCGGTCGATCCGCCCCATGTCGACCGGATCCGAACCTGCTCCGAGAATGCGCTGGTCGATGACCCGGCCGATCGTGGCACCGATGGCTCTGCCGATCACGGCACCCGAAAGGCCCAGGATCGTTCCGCCAAAGCCCGCGCCAATGGCGGCACCGGCCGCGGAGAGAAGTAAGGTCGCCATTCATTCGGCTCCATCAGGAAAGGAAAAGCGCGCCGCGATCCGGCGCTGCCAGGGCAGGGACAGCGGGCTTTCGATCACGCCATGCCCGGTGTAGGCGTGAATGAATGCGGCAACCGGGCCGATCTCCGACTGGATGCCCAGATGCTTTGCGATGCTGCCGTCCCGCATCCGGAACAAGAGCACATCTCCTCTGGCTGCCCGAGCAACCGGCTTGCGCCGCAGCCAGCGCCCTGCTGCGGCCAGAAGCACCTCCTGACCCGTCGGCTCGGCCCAGTCTTCGCTGTAAGGCGGCATGGGTTCTGGCTCCTCCCCGAGGACGGTGCGCCAGACACCACGCAACAGGCCCAGACAGTCCGCCCCGGCACCCCGAACCGATGCCTGATGCAGATAGGGCGTGCCGATCCAGTCCCGGGCCACAAGGACGACCCTTTCGGCCACGGTCATGAGCTTCCACTCCCCGGCAAGGGCGATGGCAACACTGGCAGCCGGGACTGCCCGGTGTTGGGGCGGCCCGGCACCGGGTAAGAGGCCAGCCAATCTTCACCCGGTATGTGCGGAAAGCCGCGAAAATTCAGAAAGTTGGAAAACTTCGTCCGACAGGTTTCCGCCAGCTTGTTGCATCCTGCCTCGATGCGGACCAGATCGCCTGCATCAAGTGGCGCGCCGATGGACTGCCAGAGTTCCAGGCGCCGCCCCGTCCCTTCGATCCGGTCGATCTTGACCACCCCGACAAGGCCGGCAGCCGCACCGCTCAGCACGACCACCCTCCCATGCTCGAACCAGCGCTCCGCGAACGCACCGGGCGTGGCGAAAGACAGAATGCGGCCATCCTCGACGACCTCGACCGCGCGCTCCACGAAATAGCCCGGTGTCGCAAGGTCAAAGCGACAACGCCCATCCCCGAGGATAGCACTGCATCCCGGCTGGTAGGTCTGCCCCTGCGGCTGATTCAAGGCCTCGCTCAGGCCCCGAAGCTCCGCACGAAACGCTCCGCCCGACCGCTGGATTTCGCCAAAGGTGCCCCGGAACTGCTCAACAAAATCACCAGGGCTCATCCAGTTGACAAGGAACGACCGCACGACGGCACCGTCGAACCGTCCGGCCAGAAGATCGGCTTCCGTGAGGGCCGCGTCGCTCAACGCGCCGACGGCTTCCGTATTGTCCACCGACAGCCCGGTTGTCTGTTGCAGGGCACGGGCCGTCATGCCCGTATCCGCGCGGCAGGTGACCCCGTCGACCACAAGGTCCCGGTCATGGTCTGTGAACCCCATGACCGTCCCGTCCCTGCGGACCACGGTCCATGCCCGACAGACAGTCGTCGCACCCGATTGCAGATGCTGATGCAGCGCAGCGCCGGTCATATCCGGACCTCCACGATGGGAACATTCGGCACATCACCCGCCTGGAACGAGGCAACCGAGGTCTGGATCGTGTCGGTATCGAAGCGCACCGGCACATCGAATTCGAACCCCGCCGTGATCCGCGCTCCCAGCGCCGGAGCCTGGACGAAGGTCACCGCACCGGTCTCGGCATCCACGCTGAACTCCACCCCCTCGATCCGGGGCGTATCGGCGATGGCAACCAGCACCGTTCCCTGCACGGGCTTGCGGATCGGCCGGGCATAGCTCTGCAGTCCCGATACATAGGTCTTCTGCAACTGAAAGACGGTTGTCTCTCCATCACCGATCGCGATCAACTGGTCATCGGGTTTCGGGCTCGCAGAGGGCGGGCAGGATTTGTAGTCCGACCAGTCCTTCCAGCGAAACCCGTGCAACTGTCCGGCACGCGCCTCGAAGAAGGCAATCAGCGTTTCCACGTCATCAAGCGAACGCAGGCCGACCCCCGCATCGTACCGCCGGCGCGAATGTGCCCAGGGCGTGTTGCGTTCCTCGAACCCGTTCGCGAGCGTGACGATCTCGGTCCGCCGCTCCGGTCCGCCGATCGAACCGAAGCTGAGGTTCGCCGGGAAACGTATCTCGTGAAAGGCCATGGTCGATCCTCACCGGTTGCGTTGGCCGCGGGCCAGCGCGCGGCTGACCTGGGCGGCGATCTGGCTCTGGCTGCGCTGGCAACCCTGAACATCGGGGGTGCTGATGTTCATCACGACATTGACGCTGCGCCCGCCCCCGGCCTGCACGCCCAGCCTGCCATCCGGCCCCCGGGCCAGAGGCATGATCGCCTCGGGCCCCGCCTCGCCCATCAACCCGCGCCCGCCGCGCATCGGAAAGGTCGTGGGGCCGGAGACGACCCCGCCCTTGGCAAAGGGCATCACCCGGCCCTGGGCGAACGCCCCGCCACTGGCGAAGGGCATCGCCGCCCCCATGACCGAGGAGATCCCCTGTGCCAGCAGCCCGCCGACGGCGCCGGTGATCGGCTTCATGGCGATGGCATGGACCGTATCCACAATGGTCCGCGCGACCGACTTCAGCGCGTCCTGCAACTTCATCCCGTCGAAGATCAGCCCGTCAAAGGCCCTGCGCAGACCGCCGCTGATCCCGCTTGAAAGCGTGTTCACCTCGCGGCCGGTGAAGATCATCGTCTCGCGCATCCGGGCAAGTTCGCCGTCGAACGCCGCCACCATCGACACGGATGAGCCCAGTTGCGCCTCAAGCGCCTTCAGCTGCTCCTGCATCGTTCCGATATCCGCCATCGCCCTCATCCTTCCCAGTATCGGGGAACGCGGCGGCCAGTTCGGCCAGCCGCGCGCGTGTCAGGGGCGGGACCAGACCCTCCCGCCCCAGCATGATCCGCAACTCCACCGGCGTCAGCCGCCAGAAGACCGCAGGCTCCAGCCCCAGCCCATGCAGGCCCGCCTGCATCAGCCCGCGCCAGTCGATGCCTTGGCTCATGGCTCTTGCGGCAGCGCAAAGGCCCGGGCGAGGAGTTCAGCCGCCGCCCGCGCCGCCTCGACCGGCCCGCCGCCGATCTCGACCCGCAGAAGGTCCGCCGCCGTGCCCTGCCAGCCCCCGCCGCGCAGGCCCGCCACGATCAGCGCCAGCACATCGCGCGTCGAAAAGCGCCGCTCCTCGAACCGCTGCACAAGGTCTAGA